CGGGACCGGAGTTTCGCCGGGACTGACATTTTGTCCGGATTCACGACCAAAATTGTAGCCTGTACCGCGATCTGACGATAGACTGTCACCACGGGACAGATTGTCCCCCCCTCCGCGTGGTGCGGAGAGGAACAGGAGACAGCCATGCCAGTCTTGGATTTGACGCCGCTCGTCGTAGCGGCGGTCGTGTTCGGCCCACTCGCAATCGCAGCCATGATCGGAGGTGGCTCCGATGAGTGACCTCGCACGTCAGGAGGCGGCGCTGCCGCCGACGCAGATGGTCCCCACGGTCCTCGACCCGATGACGGTCGCCCGGATCTTCCGGCAGTCCGGGATGTTCCCCGACATCCAGTCGGAGGCCGCAGCCGCCGCGAAACTCATCATCGGGCGCGGCCTTGGCCTGTCGGACTACGACGCCATGTCGGGCCTCCACATCATCAAGGGGAAGGCCGTGTTGGCCGCGAACCTGATGGCGGCGGCGATCAAGCGGGCGGGAAAGTACGACTACCGCTCGGTGGTCAACGAGGACGAGGCGCGCGTCGAGTTCCGGCAGCGCACGGCGTCGGGCGGCTGGGAAACCATCGGGGTGACATCGTTCACGCTCGATGACGCCAAGCGCGCGGGGCTGGGCGGCGACAACTGGCGGCGCTACCCCAAGGCCATGCTGTTCGCCCGGTGCATCAGCGCCGGGTACAAGCAGCATTGCCCGGACGCGCTGGGGGCCGCGCCCGTCTACGTCGAGTCGCACGGGGAGATGGAGATCACCGAGGACGCGCCGCCGCCGAAGGCCGTCAGCCCCGCGCAGATGCGCGCCATGACGCCGGAGGAGCGGAGGGAAGACACCCGGCGGCTGCTATCGACCGGGCGCGAGGAGGCCGCTCCGAAGGCCCCGCCAGCCGCCAATGCCGACGTGTTCGTGATCCCGCCGACCGCGCGCATCGCGGCGGTGAAGACCACGAACGGCGAAACCGTGTGGCGGCTGGACCTCGATGGCCGCGACGAACCGATTGCGGTGCGCGACCCGGCGATCATGTCCGGCATCGAGGCCAACATCGCATTCTCGGAGCCGACGCACTGCCGACTGGCGCTGGTCGGCAAGCGCGAGGTCGTGGTCGAACTGGTGAAGGGAGGTGCGGCTTGAACCGCATCGAGGAACCCGGAACCCGCAGCGTCCGCGCGCAACTCGGCATCGCTGACGAGGACGAGCGCGTATTCCATCCCGTCGCTCTGTCCGAGGCCATCGCGACGGCGCGCATGGTGCGGGATGATTCGACGCTGCCGCCGCTGGTGCGTCGGCTGGTCGAGGTCGGACTGGTCCTCGACCTCATGCCGCTGCACCTCACGCCGTGCCGCCGCGAACACGCGCGGCTCTTGGGCGTGTCCGTCCGCACGATCCGACGCCGCGCGATCCAGTGGGAGGGCATCTCACAGGCCACGCGGTTCGACTTGACGCAGCGCGCAATGCGCGCGATCATCGCGGCACGGGGTGCAAGACTCCGCTGACCCCATCGCATATGTCTCGGCGGCGCGTCTCCTCGCGGGGCGCGCCGCCTTTGCATATACAGCGATCTGATGAATAATCGCGAATCAGAGCGGCGACCCCTATTGACAGACCGAATCTCCCCCCCTAAAACCCCCCCCGTCAACAGGTTCCCGAGCGCGCGGTGCGCTCCGGAGACAGCGGTACGAGTCCACACGGACTCCCGACATACACACACGCTTTCGCGTGTGTGTGTTTGGAGGAACGAATGACACAAGACGAACTAGCACAACTGCGCGCGCGTGCGCGAAAACTGTTCCGTGGCGGCGATGACGATGACGAGATCGCTGCCCTGTGGATGCGCGAGTGTGCGCGGCTCGACTTCGAGCGCGCGATGATCGCGCTGAACGAGTACGCCGTCCGCGACGGCGGGCCGAACCGCCGATTCATCTGCGGAAAATTCCTCAAGCACTACGAAGCCCTGCCCGAGCCGAGGCAGACGGTGCTGGTGGATCGCGACAAGGCCGCGCGCGAGGCGGCGCTACGCGAGGCGCGACAGGCCGAGGAGATCGCCGCGCAGCGCGAGGAGCGCGACGCAGACCGCCGGACGGTGCTGACCGCGAATCCGCTGATCGTCGGCGAGATCGTGTCCGAACTGGTCGGCTGGGGCGCGCCGCGCCCGCCAGCGCAGCCGGAGACGTGGCCCATGCCTTGGTATCTCGCCGTGGCCGATCTGCTGCTCGACCGGGTGCGCGCCGCTCCGACCGAGCGCGGGTATTTCGAGCAGGTGCAGGATGATCGCGGCGGCTGGTCCGAAGATCCGACCAAGCCTCTGCGCCCGCTGCCCGCCCGTGAGTGGTGGCGCGTGTACGGGGCGGCGGGATTGGCCGCGCGGGGCGTCCTGACGGCTGGGCAGGGTTCCGAGCGCCCCTGACCGCCGGACGGCTCAGACGGGCGTATACGCGGTTTGCATATACAGCGTCCCGATAACGACAATCTGTAGGAAATCTTGGGAATCTGTGCTGAAGGTCTTGAATTGGGCCGAAATAGTGGTATACTCAACCCGTCGCGCATGGAGCGCGGCGCACACGCGGCTCAGCCGCAGGAGACAGCCATGCAGAACACGATTGCTATGCCGAAGTACATGAACCTGTACCTCCATTCGGATGTCCGTCCGTTTGAAGTCGTGCGGGTGATCTCGGGCAAGACACTTGAGATCCGCGAGATGACCGCGACCCTCGACCCGTCGTGGACTGCCGACCGCGTGCCGGGAGGCTTCGCGGGCCATGTCCGCAACAACGATTCGCAGCGCTGGATCATCAAGTCCGAGCCGAACAACCAGATCGTCCGCGCCCGCCTCACCAAGTCGGGGAGGTGGTCGGTCGGTGGATGTGAACGCTACCTCGCCTCCGATGAGCCCGTGTACCGCTACGACTTCAACTTCTGACCAACCCTCAATCGCAGGAGACAGCCATGCAATCAGTCCTCAACCTTCGATTCACTCTCGGCATCGCGCGCGGAACCGCGCGGCCACGACCACTCCGGCTCACCAAGGCGATCACCGTCGCCGAGGATTTGCACGCGCGGTGGGAGGATGTCGCAGACCGCTGCGGGCGCGGATGGACCGCGTCTCAGGCGCGCAAGCATGAGCGCGAACTTCGTCAGGCTATGGCCGACGCCAAGATCGGAGGTGGCGCGTGAGCGACCGACCCCGATACACCGTGCGCGTCGAGGACGTGGTCGAGCATCCCGTCCTCTCCATCAGCGCCGTGACCGAGCCGCCAACAGGTCACCCCGCCGACAGCCTGTCGTTCGAGTTTCGCGCCGCCGAGGGCGGGGAGGTCTACATGATCCTCCTCGCTGACGCAGACGGCAACGATCTGCGCGAATCGACCACTCAAGCCGAGTACGAGGCCATCATGGAGGAGGCCGTTTGGCGCTACGAACCGCATCGATTCGCGCGGCGCTGGCTCATGGACTCCGAACATTCCACCGCCGTTTGGTGGCGCGAATACAACCGCTAACACACAGAGGACACAATGACACGAACACTGCTCGACATCACCGCAGACATGGAGTCGCTCGACGCGCTACTCGCCGCAGCCGGAGGCGAGATCACGCCGGACACCGAGGCCACAATCGACGCGTGGTTCGCGGAGAACGAGGCCAATCTCTCAGACAAGGTTGACGGCTACTGCCGCCTCATCAGCGAGATCGAGGCGCGCGCCGATGTACGCAAGGCCGAGGCCAAGCGCCTTGCCGAACGCGCCCGCGTGGACGAGAACGCCGCCGCCGCGCTTCGCGAACGGCTGCGCTGGACGTGGGAGGCAAAGGGACTCGGCAAGTTGAACACGACGCGGTATTGCGTGTCACTCGCGAAGATCGGCGGCAAATCCAAACTCGACCTGCGCTGCGGCGTCGAGGATCTTCCGGCATGGGCCGTGACCGTCGAGACGGTCGCGAAGGCCAACACCGACGCGATCCGAGAACGGCTTGAGGCTGGCGAGGCGCTGGACTTCGCCTCGCTCATGGAGCGCGGGAACAGGATCAGCATCCGATGAAGAACTGGTACTACGAGAACCCATTGGCCGAGGGCGAAGACCCCAACCAATCGCATCTGTATCGAGCGTTGCTCAAGGACGAGCCAGACCTCGCTCGGGAGAAGTGGCGCAGCCTCTATGTCGGCCTCGCCGCTGTCACGGCCCTGCATCGCCACTCGAAGCCGACGTCTCGAAATAACGAAACGGTCAGGGTGCTGAACTACGCCGTCGATGCATTGGCGTTTTTTGAGGAGGCGTGTCCTAGTCTTGTTGCGGAACGAGACGCCGCAATCGAGGCCGTCAAGATCCTGCTCGGAGTGATCGAGAGCGACCCCGATTTCTCCGGCGTGGACACAACGAAGCATTGCACCGACGCGGCTCGTCAGTTGATGGAACGCCACAATTTGTGGCATATCAACACCGACCATGTGCAGGATGGATTGCCATGAAGCGCGCCTACTACAGCGCCAGCGTGCGCGACGGGCTGCGCTCCATCGCGGCCCGCACGATCTGCACGACAGCAGACGAACTGGAGGCAGTCGCGTACATCCGATTGCGCGAGGAGAACCACAACGCTAGGATGGCATCTCACGCGCAAGGACGCGCCGAGGCTGACCGCGCTACTGTCTCGCGCGTAGGCCGCTCCTGCGGGCCGGGGACACCCGGCCCGCAGGATTCAAGACAGGAGACGAGCCAATGACACCACAGAGGACCGAGGCCAAGGGGTTCCCCGGAATGGGGACCGTCTGCCGGATGCTTCGTCGCGGAGACGAGATCCGGCTGACGCTGCCGGACGGCACGCTTGTCGGAACCATCGGCGTCAAGCAAACGAGCAACCGAGGCGCGAGGATCGCGATGACGATGCGGAGAGAGATCCGCATTCAGCGCGAGGGCGCGCCGACCAACGCCGCAGGAGCGGCAGGAGACAGCAATGACGAAGCCACTTGAATCAATCGCGCAGATCGGAGCGAGGCTCCGCAAGAACGACCGTCCAATCGGCGAAGAGGCATTGTATGCGGCTGTGAAGGCCAAGAGGTTCGAGGTGTTCCGCGCAGGGCGCTACTCGTACTCGACATACGAAGCCGTGCGCGAGTGGTACGACAACGAGTACGCGCCGCCGCATCCGGAGTTGATCCCGACGAATCCCGTCGCGGAGCCGTCCGCGCCGAAGCACGATGCGATGATCGCCGCGCTGACCGACAACACCGAGGCAATCCGTGCGCTCACGCGGTCGGTCGCCCGGTTGAGCGGACGGCACTTCATGGATGCCGAGGCCGTCGCCAAGTTGCTGGAAACAGCCGACCGTCTGAACCGCGCTGGCGATCTGCTCGGCTGCGTCGAGTCCGCGACGATGCGGCTCGTCAACGTGATGAACGCGCTGCGCGTTCCGCAGGGAGAGAGCCAAGACTGAATCACCCGCTGGCGCGTTGCCAGCGAACTGGGGACCGCCTGTGCGCGTTACCGTGTCAGGGCGCGCACAGGCGGAACCTAGCCACAAGAAAGGGAACGACATGGACGATCTGATATTGATCGAGGAGGCCGAGAGCAGGGCGCGGATCTTCGCGTGGATGCTTGCGGTCAGCGTGTGCATGAACGTGACGCTGTTCCTCGCGTGGATGCTCGATGACGCGGAGCGCGCCGAGTTTTGGCTTCGCGCGGGAATGGTGGCGTTTGGAGTAGCGTGCGTCGTGATTGCCGCCGCCGCGATTGTGCGAGTCTTGACGAAGGAGGCGAAGCGATGAACGACAACCAACGAGGACTGATCGAGGATTCGATCCGGCAGATTGAGTCTCGCGCCGGGATCGTGTGGACCGCAGAGTTTCTTGAGGACTACGCAGCGGCGCTGCGGGCGCTGCTCGACGAGAACGCCGCGCTCAAGGCGAACGACCCGCTCGCGGAGATGTGGCGGGAACTTGAGGCGTACCAGCCGATGGCAGACGCGGACGGCTACGGTGAGGCGTGGGCCAAGATGTGCAGCGAGCGGACCGCGCCAGCAGCAGAACGCGCGCACGATGTGCTGCTTCCCATGTCATCGTCTTCTTCGTATGAGCCGTGGCTGGCTGCGCTGTCTGCCCGTTGGGCTATCGAGTGGGGGGAAACCTCGCGACAGAATGTACGGGAAGCAATCGCGGCGATCAGCCGTGCGAAGGAGGGGCGATGAAGTTCAACATCAACGACACAGTCCGCGTTCGTCTGACAGACTATGGTCGCGCTGTCCTTCGGGATGATTGGCAGTCAACGACCAACATCTACTACGGAAGCCCAGAGCAGCGAGCAATTCGCGGCGAGTACAAGCCGCCGAAAGAGGATGCGCACGGATGGAGCGAGTGGCAACTCTGGGCGCTTATGGGGGCGTTCGGGGAGTATACATATCTTGGTGCTACAACCTGCTTTGAGACGGAGATTGAGATCGTCGGGGCTGAGGTTGCCAAGGCTGAGGCCGACCTCGCGCAGCGCACCGCCGAACTCGCCGCGCTCAAGGCTTGCGTGGATCGGAAGGATTCGCTCCTTGACGCAACCATTCGGAATCTCCGAACGGTTGAGGCCGAGCGCGACGAGGCGCGGAGAAAATGGTGCGAACTTGCAAGCGCATTCGGTGCTTCCAACATCACGGCGGAAGGTCTTGCAAAAGAGCGCGGCTGGGACTGCTTCGCAACGCACGCGAACACGACCGATGTTCCCGTGCAGAATGGGGGTGAGTGATGTTCTTGTGCGGACTCGACAACGACGATCAGCCAGTCGCCATTATGATCGCCAACTGCAAGGCAATCACGCTGCTCCGATACGACGATGGCGACGCGCTGCTGGTCGAGTTCAGCGACAGCGAGGCAAGCCGGTCTGTGCAAGCAATCGGAGCGACCGTGTGCGATGCGGCGATGCTCATCCCCGTGCTTGACCTTTTCTCGCAGAAAGCGAGCAAGAACCCATGATGCTCGCCGCACTCACCGCGTTCATTTCGTTCGTGGCGATGGGCATCGCAATGCTCTGCTCCATGATCGACAGGCAAACCGACGAAAGGACCGACGATGCTGAGTGAATCACCACGCGAACGCCTCCTCCTCGACGCCGCAGCCGCAACGCGCGAACGCGGCCAGTCCTACGGCTCCCCGCGCGACCACTTCGCGCGGACTATCGGCGCGATCAACGCGCTCTTCGCGCACAAACTCCGCGAGCCGCTGACGCCAGCCGACTGGGGAATCTTCATGGTCCTCGACAAGTGCGCGCGCGAGCAGCACCTACCCAAGCGGGACAACATGACGGACGTTGCCGGGTACGCCGGATGCGTTGCGGAGATCCGTGACGAGACGGAGGCGTTCAATGCGTCGTGGGATCTTGGCAACAAGTCCAACGATCAATCTGACGCAGCGTACAAAGAGGAACTTGAGGCCATGCGGACGAAGTGGATGCGCGCCGAGGCCCGTGCGGTGTTCGCGCCGGGGCTTCGGTGGACAACGCGACCGAACCCGATGCGGGAGAAGGATTCGTTCATCCACGTGCTTGGCCATCCGTTTCGTCAGGAGAATGCACCGATGCACGGTTTCAGTCACCAAGACGCAGCGGACATCGTGGCGATCCTCAACGACTGGGCCGCACAGCACAAGGCTTGGGATGAACAGATTGGATCAACGAATGGCCCGGAAGCCTGACCCACCCAAGCCGCGCACATTCGTCCGCGTCTGCAAGGTCTGCGGCGATCCGTTCGACTCGACGCGCGATGACCGCGACACCTGCTACGACTGCCGACCGTTCAAGCGGTCGCCAAACCAACTCAAACAAGACAAGGAGGACACAGACGCATGAACCCCGTGGATGACGAGATGGCGACGGAGGCTCGGCTGTTCGCCGAGGAACTGGAAATGATGAACTTCACCGCACCGGACGAGGAGACTGTCCGCGTGCCGCTCGGCACGCTGCGCCGCGCGGCCAATCTGCTCAAGACCGTGCTGGACGCGGCCATCGAGCAATCCGAGAACGCCCGCGCCGCGCACAACGCGGTCACGGTAGCCGACCGTATGCTGCGCGAGAAGGACGGTGCGACCCAATGATGTCCCTCATCATTCGCCGCACTTGCTACGGCATCACCGCGCTCGGACTGCTGCTTGCGGCGGTCGGGCTGGCGACCGACCCCGGCCTTGCCGTCGCGGGGTTCTACGTCGCGATGCTGTTCGGATTCTTCTCGGCGCTGCTACAGGTCCGACGCCTGTTCTGACCCATTGTCCCTTTCTTGGCGGCGGCGGTCCTTGCGGGCCGTCGCCGCTTTCTCTTTGTGCCGATGAAGTGACCGTGCAGAGGGTACGGATCACGCTTCCAATCCCCGACCGCGTCCTGTCTCCCAACGCCCGTGTGCATTGGGCGACCAAGAGCCGCGCTGTCAAGGCGGCGCGTCAACTGGCGTACATCGAGACGCGCAAGGCCATAGCGTCGTGCAAGTCGTTCGACCCGTGGGATGACGCGCTCTGCGTGTCGCGGTTCTACTTCGCGACCAAGCGAACGCGCGACAAGGACAACGCTCAGGCTTCGCTCAAGGCCGCGTTCGACGGCGTTGCGGACGCTGGCATCGTCACGAATGACTCGGCGTTCACGCATCGGATCGAGATCGCGGAGCCGGACAAGGCGAACCCGAGGGTAGAGATCACGATCTCACAGTGGAGGCAGCATGAAGATTGAGAGTTCGCGACCGTCGCCTACGGTCATCGTCGCCAACGTCATGCTCGACAAGGTCGGGGATTCGGCCACGTTCCTGCTGCGGTCTGACGCGCACCACGACGCCGTCGCCGCCGATCAGCAGTTGGAGATGCGGCATCTCAACGAGGCGGTCGAGAGGGACGCGGTCATCTGCGACATCGGCGACCTGTTCGACTGTATGCAGGGGCGCTACGACAAGCGGTCAGACCGATCCGCGCTCCGTCCGGAGTACCAGCATGGTCCGTACCTCAATCGGCTGATGGACGTGGCTACGGAGCGGTATAGGCCGTTTGCAGACCGCTGGCTTCTCATGTCGCGCGGAAACCATGAGACGAGCGTTGCGAAGCACAATGACTTCGACCTGACGGAGCAACTCTACGCGCGCCTATCGACCCACTCCAAGATCCTGCAACTGGGGTCGTATTCGGGGTACGTCTGCATCCGTCTCAGCCTCCCGCAGAAGTGGTTGGGGACCATCAGGATTGCGTACCATCACGGCTTCGGCGGTTCCGCGCCAGTGACGCGCGGCGTGATCCAGTCCAACCGAATGGCCATCGCGTACCCCGACGCGGACATCGTGTGGTCAGGCCACACGCATACCGAATACTACGTCACGCTCGCGCGGCAGCGGCTGCTGCACAACTGGACCGTCGAGCGCGACGAACAGACCCACATCAAGAGTCCCGGCTACAAAGAGGACACGCTGAAGGGAGAGGGCTGGGCCGTCGAGAAGGGCTTCATGCCGGGTAGCCTTGGCGCGTGGTGGCTGCGTCTGTGGTGCGAATCCACGGCGGTCACCGTGAACAAGATCAAGCAGCGCAAGTACCGGGTGCGCTACGCGCTGGAGGCCGCTAAGTGAGCGAGGACGCGCCAAAGCCGAAGCAGGATCGAAGGCCGTCCGTGCCTGACCCGGCCACGGTCGAGGCCGCGATGGTCGCGCAGTCGGCCCGCGAGGTAGTTGAGGTCATCGGGGCCGACGCGGTCCTGATCGTGTGGACCAAGCAGCGGCGGCGCAAGACATCGATCTCGATGACCTCGCTCGGAAACGCGCTGACCGTCAAGGGTCTGATGGCGTGGATCGCGGAGAAGGTCGAGGAAGAGACGGACGGAGATGACGAGGACGAGGACGATGACGAATGAACGGGCGCGACTTGGCGTCGGCGCTTGCCGATGATCCATCCATGCCCGAAGAGAAGCCGCCAAGGATCAGCCTCACCACCATCCTGATCGTTGGTCAGATCGCGGTGATGGTCTGCGGTTTCGGCGGCATGGTCTACGCTTTGGGCGGGAAGGCCGAACAGATCTCGATGTCGCAGCGCGACATCGGCAAACTCGCGGAGGCCGCTTCGGATCTCGCGAGGACTCAGGCATCGTCCGCTGTGGTCGATGCCGTTCACAACAAGACAATCGAGGACATCCAGCGAAGGCTGGACGCCATCGAGCGTCGAACGGAGGCAAGATGAAGTCTTGGAAGACAACCGTCGCTGGCATCGCCGCAATCCTGACTGCTGGTGGAGCCGCGCTCACCGCCATCTCTGACGGCAACCCCGCCACCGAGCCGGACTACGCCGCGCTGATCGCCGCTTGCATCGCCGGACTCGGCCTTCTGTTTGCCCGCGACAACAGCGTGACGAGCGAAGACGCCGGGGCCAAGTGATGTCGAGCAACGCATCGCACGGCTGGCTGAAGGCGTCGGAGGCGTACCAATCGCACCGGGACGCGATCACGGGAACGTCTGCCACGCTGCTTGAGATGGCCAACCTCCCGGTTCATTCCGTGTGGATAGACGTGAAGGTGCTGATGCAGCGCGCGGCAGAGGAACTGGCGCACGCGAACGCAGACGTTGCGTTGCTGCGCGAAGAGAACGCCAATCTGAGAGAGCGAATCAAGGCGCTGGAGGCGCACGAAGGATGAGCGCATGGCCTACCGGATACTGGCGCAGATCGTCGCGGCAATCGTCGAGTGGCTTGCTTCCCGCATCGAGCGAGGAAGCGTGGCTGTGGATTCAGACCGCGATGTGGGTAGGCTTCGCGCTGCTGGCGGTCGTATTCGCAAGTGGGTGCAGCAGAGCAGTATTGGTCCCCGAGTCGAGTCCGATCCGGATCGGCCCCGCGACTGAAGCACAGGTCTACACGTTGCAGTCCGGCGAGTGGCGTCTCTCTCCGAACCGCGTGACCATTCCCGAAGGCTGGTACTGCGTACCGCCTTCGTTCGTGGAAGAGGATGAACCCAAATGAGTTGCGACGGCGTCTCCAACGAGTTTCATCTTCCGATCAAGCGCGGGGCGACCACGACGCTCACGGTGACGTATCCCGCCGTCCTCACCGGGTACTCAGCGCGGATGATCGGTCGCGCGACCTACGATGACACCTCGACGCGGTTCTCGCTTGCGAGTCCAACGACGATCTCGGTGACGGTCGGAGGCAGCGCGACTACCGCCGTGGCCACGATCTCGTCTACCGTCAGCGGTGGGCTGACGATGGGCGAGACGGGCGTCTTTGACTTCGAGTTCTTCGATGGCTCGATTCCGGCTGACGTGAAGCCGTGTCTTCGGAAGGGAACGTTCGAGGTCATCCCGAACAGCAACGCCGCGCCATGAGTGCCTTCAGCGTCACAGTCTCGCCCGTCGTGAACTCGATCACGGTGGATGACAGCAACCCGATTGTGCGGGTCGATGGCACTACGACCACGGCGACGGGAGCGGCCAGCGGCGACCTGACGGGGTCGTATCCGGCTCCGACCGTTGCGAAGGTGCGCGGGCTGTCGTGGACTACCGCCGCTCCGGCCAACAACGACGTGCCGAAGTGGGACGCGACAGCCAGCAGCATCGTTTGGGCGGCGCAGTCGAGCGGCACGGGTACGGTTACCTCGATCACGGCGGGTACGGGCCTCACCGGAGGCACGGTCACTACGGTCGGCACATTCGCGGTTGACTTCGGCTCGACGGCTGGCACGGCGTGTCAGGGGAACGACGCGCGGCTTTCTGACGCGCGAACGCCTGTTCCGCACGGCCACTGGATCAGCGATGTATCCGGTCTTCAGGCGGCGCTCGACGCCAAACTGGACGATTCACAAGCCACGGCGACGGGCCTTTCCGTGCTTGGCGCTGCGTCGGCTGCGGCGGGCGCGACGGCGCTTGGGCTTGGGACGGGCGACACGCCGACGTTTACCGGCGTGGCGTTCCCCAACGGCGAGAGCATCACGAACGCCGTCAACGGGCGCATTGATTTCAACCCGTCTCCGACCGGATCTACGGCATGGCGGCTGTACGCGGACATGACGTCCTTCAACGTGGGCGTTCGGCTCGGCGTCATCAACAGCGACACGAACATCGCGAACCCCACTGGCTCGTACATCGTGTTCGACACGACGGCGCAGATCGCGACCGACAAGAGCCTGTCGTTCCACAGCAACGACTGGATGCAGTTGCGTGGGACGTCCACCGGGCTTGACACGGCGCAACTGTCGGTCCTCGTCAACAACGGCTCGAGCAGCGGCGCGTTCGCGCTGGTGGACCTTGGAAGCCTCGGCACGGTCAACCGCAGCCCGACCACGGCCCATGTCGATCCGACGTTTTACGTCTACAGCGCGGACACGAACGAAGCGATGGACTTCGTGCGCGTTTCGCACAACCGCACGGACGGCGTGATCGAGGCCGGGAACGGCGACTTGCGCTTGGTGTCACAAAGCGGCGTGATCCGTGGCAACGGCGTTGCCTTGGCCGATGAAGATTTCGTCCTCGCGATGGCGGTCCTATGAGCAAGATCCTCGACACCACCGACTACGTCTTCACGCCCGGAGCAGCCGGAGCCGGAACGATCCTTTTCCGTGGCGAGGCTCCGAACCTCGAGAACGTGCAGATGGTGTTCAACGTCACGCGCGGCGTGACGATCTACCAGCCGAACAGCACGGCGCGAGGCAGCGCGGGCTTCTCGCAGATCACGAACACGCTGACGCTCGACATCGACACCTCGACGCACAGCGCGTCCGACGTGCTACAGGTCTACGTCACGGACTCGACCGGGGAGTCCGACGTGTTCCAGCGCGTCGGCGGGATCGACCCGAACGGACACCCGATGGGCATTGCCGTGAACGCGCGAGGCCACGTCGTGCCGAGCGATCAGGAGATCGTCAGCCGTCGGCTCGACCGCGTCGGCTCGTTGGCACTGGTCGAAACCACTGGATACAACTCCGTCGTTGTCCAGTTGGCGGGAACGTGGGCTGGTACGCAAGCGTTCGAGGTGTCGAACGACGGCACGTCTTGGTCTGCGGTTGGTGGATGGCTGGTCGCGGGCGCTGCTATTCCGGCCACGACGTCTACGGTCAACGGCCACTGGGTGTGTCCGTGCGCCGGAAGGTTCTTCCGCGTCCGGTTCTCCGCGTACACCAGCGGCGTTGCGGTTGTCAATCTCGTCCTGAAGAACGCGCCAGCGTTCTTCCCGGCGTCCAGCCCCAGCATCGCGGCCAACAGCGCCGTCAACGTGGCGCAGTTCGGCGCAACGAACATCGTCACCGCCGGAGTTGCGGGCATCCCGGCCATCGGCGGCAACATCGCGGTTGGCGCGGCCCCGACCGCGAACCCGATCCCGCTTGCTTGGGACGGCACGAATACGCGACGAATCCTAACGGACGCGTCGAACGGCGGCGCCGTGTTGGGATCCAGCGCGCTGACCAACGGGCAGACCTCCCAAACGCACCGACAGACCACGACCATCACTGGCGGCGTCCAATTGAAGGGCAGCGCCGGGAGGCTGACCATGCTGGTCATCAGCCAAAACGCGACCGTCGCAGGGTTCCTGCACGTCTTCAACGCGTCGAGTTACATTCTCGGCAGCACGTCTGACATGATGGTGTACGCAGTGCCCGCGACGGTCGGCATCTACGCCGTACCCCTGCCCGAAGGCGGGCTGTTCCTCTCCTCCGGGATCGGAATTGCATTCACGGCGGGAGCCGCAGCAAACGACAACACGGCATTCGGATCGGCCCCGAACTTGGCCGCGAACTACTCATTCATCTGAGATCAACCATGCTCATCCAGAACATCGTCGGACAGCCCGCGAACACGGGAAACAACGCGCTCATCAACGGTCGCGCCGGACAACTCGGAGATGTCATCTGCTCCGAACTCCACGGGCGGTACTACGAAACCACCTATCGGGGCAACTCGTTCCTGCTGTCTGTCTCGACGGCGGCTGCCGTCACCGCCTACGCGGGCGGCGCGGCTGGTACTCCCATGATCGCGCTCTTCAATCCGGTGGGATCAGGCAGGAACGCCGTTATCAACAAGGTGTCGGTCGGCAACGTCGTTGCGGCGAGCGCCGCCGGAACGGTCGCGTTCGGCCTGTACTTCGGCACGACCGCGACCATCACGCAATCCACCACGACTGCGCCGTGGAACATGGGTACGCAGTTGCAGTCCGGATCGGTGATGACCGGATTCCGCAACGTGGCGCTGACGAGCGGCTCGGCAGCATCCAACGTCATCGCGTTGGCGTCGTACTACTGGGCCACGGCTGCGGGCGTCGGCAACGTCACCCCGGCAGTCACGGACCTCGATGGCGCGCTCATCATCCCTCCCGGCTCCTACGTCGCGCTCGGCGGGTCTGCCGCGCTGACCAGCGCCACTTGGATCGGCTCGCTCCAGTGGGAAGAAGTGCCTGTCTGATAGGAGGACGCCATGAAGATCGAGGACTTGGCGCAGTTGGTCCGAAACCGGATCGCCGCGCTTCAGACGGAGCGCGAGACTGCGGTACGCATCGGAGACGTGGCCGGGATCGCGCGGTGCGACACGCAGATCGCGGAAACCAACGCCACTCTCGCGACGCTTGAAGAGGCCGCGACGCAGTAGGATGCACGACACTACAGAGGAGACAACTTGCAGACCGTGACCTTCAACAGTCAGGCAGGACAGGACGCCTTCGCGCTTCGCGTTGCGCGTCGATGGTCGTTTCTCGACATCGGCGCGGGCGAGCCTGTGACGATCAGCAACACCAAGGCTCTTGAGGACGAGGGGTGGAAAGGCATCCTGTGCGACATCGAGCACGCGGAGACTCTGCGGGCCGAGCGCAAGGCGCACGCGGTCTACGGCGACTTCTTCGCGCAGGACTGGCGGGCGATCCTGCACGACTTCGCGCCGGACGGTCGCATCGGATACCTGTCGCTCGACCTTGAGCCGCCCAGCCTGACGCTACAGGCGCTGTGCAAACTCCCGCTCGACGCGGTGCGGTTCGACTGCATCACGGTGGAGCATGACCTGTACCGAAACAACGCGGCGATACGGTCGGCCATGCGCGGCATCCTGCGGGACGCCGGGTACGAACTGGTCGCGCCGGATGTCTGCGTCCGGGTCGGCGAGTCGCGGTTGCCGTTCGAGGACTGGTGGGTTGACGGCGGCTTGGTGTCGGCGTCGTACGCCGCAGAAGTCGCCGCGCAGATTAGGAGTCAGTGGAATGCGTTCTGAAACCGTACCCATCGACTCGCTGTCGTTCGATCCCGCCAATGTCCGAAAGCATGGAGAGCGCAACCTAGCGACGATCAAAGCGAGCCTCCTGCGGTTCGGCCAGCAGAAGCCAATCGTCGTTGACGCAAACGGCGTGGTTCGCGCTGGAAACGGCACGCTCGCCGCCGCCAAGGCGCTCGGGTGGAAAGATATCGCAGTGGTGCGCTCGACGCTCGCGGGCAGCGAGGCGACCGCCTACGCCATCGCGGACAACCGCACCGCCGAACTCGCGGAGTGGGACGAGGACGCGCTTGCCGAGACGCTGTCGGCGCTCCAGTGCGAGGACGAGGCGCTGCTTGACGCGGCTGGCTTCGACTCGGCGGAACTGTCGAAGATGATCGACGGCATGGCCGAGGTGACGGAGGACGAGGTTCCCGAGCCTCCCGCGGAGCCGATCACGAAACCGGGCGACCTGTGGCTGCTTGGCGAGCATCGCTTGCTCTGCGGTAACAGTACGACGGAGGAGGAGGTGGCGAGGCTGATGGATGGAGCGAAGGCGGATCTGTGCTTCACATCTCCGCCGTATGCGCTCGGCAAGTCTGTTTCTTTGAGCGGGAATACCGCAATGGCAAGCAAGCAACGCGTCTATGACCAGCACGATGACAACCCGGACGAATGGGGGCAACTCATGGACGGATGGTGGAATGCGTCATTGCAAGCCGTCGAATCCGTATGGATTGTGAATGTGCAGCCATTAGCCGGAAACAAACGCGCTTTGATGCGATGGATCAATGCGCGGGTGGAGAGACTCATTGACATTATTACATGGGACAAAGGACACGCAGCGCCACAAATGGCATCGGGAGTTTTGGCATCTCGTTACGAATGGATGATCGGAATGGGGAAGTTGGAATCGTCCCGAGCGTTTCCTTTGTCATCGTGGCGCGGCACAATTCAATCGGTATATGAAGCGCCGCCACAGCGCGACAATCAGTTCGCTGAAATACACGCTGCAACGATGCCCGTTCATGTTCCATCGTGGATCATGGGGACATTGTGCGATCAGACAAAGTCTGTATATGAACCATTTTGCGGCACGGGCACCACGTTGATCGCCGCCGAGCAACTTGGCCGCAAGTGCTACGGCATGGAGATCAGCCCCGCCTACTGCGATGTCATCGTGAAGCGGTGGGAGACGCTCACGGGAAGGAAGGCCGAACTTGCCAAGGGCCAAGATTGACATCGACCCGGAGCAGGTCGAAAGCATGGCGGCTATCGGCTGCACCATCGACGAAATGGCGACCATCCTTGGATGCTCCGGGCGCACGCTTCAGCGGCGATTTGTCACCCCCATAGAAAGGGGGCGCTCGCGACTAAATCGCAGTCTTCGCCGCAAACAGGCCGAGATGGCGCTCAACGGCAATGTCACCATGCTGATTTGGCTCGGCAAGCAATACCTCGGGCAGCGCGACAAGACCGATTCCGTCGTGCGCGAGGAAGTCGTGACCATCGAGGAGATCGCGCCGAAGGTGCAGCATGACGCATGAGGGTGCAACTCCAGCCGCTGTCCTCGATCCTGCACCCGTCGCAGTTGACGGTCGATGCGGCTCTCGCGCGGTTCAGCGTCCTTGAGATCGGACGCCGATGGGGCAAGACCACCTACGGCAAGGTCAAGGCGCAACGCGCCGCGATCTATCACCGCAAGGTCGGCTGGTTCGCGCCGACCTACAAGTACCTTGCCGACCCCATGCGCGACATCGAGCGCGCGCTCGCGCCCGTCACTGCGCGCATGGACCGCGTCGAGAAGCGGCTGGAACTCGTCACGCGCGGCGTCATCGACTTCTGGACGCTTGAGGACGTGGACGCCGGACGTGGCCGCGACTACGACCTGATCGTGGTGGACGAGGCCGGGTTCGTGCCGCACCTCCTCGAATGGTGGCGCAACGCGGCGCGACCGACGCTGTCCGACCGCAAGGGGACCGCGCTATTCCTCGGAACGCCGAAGGGGACGGGCGACTTCCACCGACTGTTCACTGAGGCCGAAGGTGACACGACTGGCACGATGCGGGCCTTTCGCATCGGAACGCGACAGAACCCGCACATTGACCCGGACGAAGTCGAGGCGGCTCGGCGCACGCTCCCGCCGGAGGTCTTCGCGCAGGAGTACGAAGGCGTCCCGGCAGAGGACGGCGGCAACCCCTTCGGACTCGACGCGATCCGCGCGTCCATCGGCGAGATGTCCAAGCGTCCGGTCGAATGCTTCGGCGTCGATCTCGCGAAGAGCCAAGACTACACCGTGGCCGTTGGCCTCGACTCCGATGGAGCCGTCGCGCATCTCGACAGGTGGCAAGCACCGTGGTCCGTCACGCGCGAGAGACTGGCCGCGCTCATCAAGGACAGGCCAGCGCAGATCGACTCGACGGGCGTAGGCGATCCAATCGTGGAGGATCTACGCAAGGTGTGCAAGCGCGTCGAAGGCTTCAAGTTCACCTCGCCGTCAAAGCAACAGTTGATGGAAGGGCTTCAGATCGCCGTGCAGAATCGGGACATCCGGATACCCGATGGCTGGCTCCGCGCTGAACTTGAGTCATTCGGCTACCGATACTCCGGAAGGACCGTCTCCTACGAGGCGACGGCTGGTCACGATGACGGCGTGTGCGCGCTTGCGCTTGCCGTCCATGCGCGGCGTCAGCGCAAGCCACCTCCAATCCTGAAGGTCATTTGATGTCGATCCTATCCCGGCTGCTGGCGAAGACGGTCAACGACGCGCGGAAGTGGATCGCGACATCGACTCGCGTCGTGTCGAGCGACTCCGTGCGTCCCGCGTTCTCTCCGCAGACGGCGGTCAGGTACTACGGATCGTGGATCTACGCGGCGGCGAACCTCAACGCCTACGCGGTCGCCGCGCAGCCGCTGCGCCTGTACGTCAGGAACCGCAGCGCCGGTACGAAACTTTGGAACACGCGCAAGGCAGGACGCCGCACCAAGGCGTATCTGTCGGGTTCTCTCGACCAACTCCCGTCGCGGTACGCGATGACGAAGGCCGCAGAGTACGGGGATGACTACGAAGTGGTCACCGACTCGCACCCGGTCCTCGACCTGTTGTCGAAGGCGAACCCGTGGCAGAACGGCTTTGAGCAGACCGTCTTGCGCGTGCTTTACCTTGAGTTGACGGGCAATGCGTACCTCCATCCGGTCATCGACCGTAGGCTCGGCGTGCCTGTGCAACTGTGGACGATGCCTTCTCCGTGGGTCGAGATCGTCCCCGGCAAGGAGGAGTTTGTGGACGGCTACCTCTACGGCGTGTCGTTCGAGAAGCGCGCGTTCTTCCCGGTCGAGGAAGTCATCCACTTCAAGCGACCGAACCCGAAGGACGTGTACTACGGCATGGGGAAGGTGGAAGCGGCGTGGGGCGCGGCGACGAACAACGAGTCGCTTCACGACATGGACTACCACTGGTTCGTCAACAAGGCCCGACCGGATTACTTGCTGACGATCAAGGGGGACGCCAGCGCGGATCAGATCGAGGCCTTCGAGGCGCAGATCGACAGCAAGTTGCGCGGCGCTCGGCGCACGGGTCGATTCCTCACGGCTACGGCTGACATCGACATCAAGCCGCTGTCGTTCTCTCCGAAGGACATGGCCGGACGCGAGCAGATCGTGGAGGAGATCGCCGCAGTGTTCGGCGTTCCTGTCTCGATGCTGAAGGCGAACGACCCGAACCTCGCGAGCGCGACGGTGGGCTTCACGTCGTGGAAGGCGACCAGCGTGTTGCCGCTCATGCGGATGGACGAAGAGGTCTTGAATCAGACGCTGTTGCCGCTGTTCGGAATCGAGGATGATGCGTTCCTCGCCTACGACAACCCGGTGGGAGCCGACGAACGCTTTGAGTTTGAGAAGCGGCGCGGCTACGTCGCTGGCGGCATCATCACGGCAAACGAGGCGCGCATGATGGAAGGTCTTGAGGAGGTGGCCGACGCGAACGCGGATCGGCTGCTCATCAACGGCCAGCCGCTTGGCGGCATGATGCTTCCGGCTGCAACCCCGTCCGTTCCGAATCAGGTGGAAGACGTTCCTTCGGACAATCAGGCTGCACCTGTATCGGGAGAAGCAATTGCGGATACCGCTCTGAACGGCGCACAAGTGACGAGCCTTGTGGATCTTGCCACCGCAGTCGGGGTTGGTCAGTTGCCGAAGGATACGGCCATCGCCATCGCTGCTTCGGCGTTCCCTGCGATTGCTGCGGATCAGATTCGCGCCATGTTTGATCCGATTCAACTGGCGAACAAGCCGACTGCGACGGGCGGGACGGCAACGCCCGAACTCGCCGCCGATCTTACGCCGGAGGTCAAGACGAAGGACGCGATCGGCGACTGCGTCTCCGACAAGGTCGGCAAGTTGATTGACGAGGGCTACGAGCAGGATCAGGCCGTGGCAATCGCGTACTCCATGTGCGGCGGCAAGGGCTTGGAGGAGTCCATCGGCAAGGCCGTCTCGGACATCGACACGAAGCCGCCGGATTCCGTGGCCGCGAACGCGCGGCGTGCGCTCGATGTGCGCGAGACGAAGCCGGACTCGGAACGCGGCATGACCGAGATTGGGATTGCGCGCGCGCGCGACCTAGCGAACCGCGCCAACTTGAGCGAGGACACCATCCGGCGCATGGTCGCCTACTTCGAGCGCCACCAGTCCGACAAGAAGGGCGAGACGTGGGACGATCAGGGCAAGGGATGGCAGGCGTGGCACGGCTGGGGCGGCGACGAAGGCTGGTCATGGGCAAAACGCAAGGTCGAGGAGTTCGACCGCCAGCGCGAGAAGAAGTCGTGCGGCTGCGGCTGCGTGAAGTCCAAGCGGATCTCTCAACGCGCCATGTGGGAGGACGCCGTATCCGATGAGATACAGACCAAGAGCGCAGAGAGCGAAGGCGACAAGATCGGCAAGGACGAGGACAAGGCTGCGAAGGCCGTGTCCGACGTGTTCGACGCGCAGGTGAAAGAAATCCTTGTGCTGATTGCTGACGCGCCGCGCCCAACGCGCGAACTGGTCACGCAGGTCGAGAACGTGCTGAAGGCGCGGTCCTACCAGCGCGAGATCGTTGAGGCGCTGTCGCCGTATCTGCGCGAGGCAATCTCGGTCGGCGTTGATGTCGGCATCGAGACGGTGTCGAAGGTCGCCACCAGCGTCGATTTCTCGGTGGAGCGCCAAGACCTCGCCAAGTACGCCGAGAGCGAGTCGGTTCGCATCGCGCGCACGACGGCATCGGGCGTCACGGAGCAGACGTCGGTTCGCGTCCGCGACCTGTTGGGAGACGGCTTGGAGAAGGGCGAGACTTCCGACCAGTTGGCCAAGCGGGTGCAGGAATGGGCTGACGGTCAGAAGGGCGAGGACGGATCGTGGAGCCGAGCGCGGACCATTGCGCGGACGGAGTCGATGCGCGCGGCCCGAGTCGCCGAAGTCGAGGCGTGGAAGGCGACTGGCATGGTGACGGGCAAGACGTGGCTTCTCGCGCCGGACCCGTGCGAGTTCTGCGAGGCGGCGGCGAAGGCGTTCGGCGAGAAGTCAATCGGCCTCGATGATGCGTTCTTCAAGAAGGGCGACACGCTCACAGGCGCTGACGGCGGCGCGATGGTCCTCGACTACGAGAACGTAAACGGCCCGCCGCTGCACCCCAACTGCCGCTGCTCGATGCAGCCGAAGTTGACGCCGGAACTGGAATCGGTCTACGAGCGCATCAGCCGCTCCGGGGCCATCGACCAAGCGCGCATCGCGCTCAACGCGGAGGTGAAGGAATGACCCCGAATCGCAAGGCTCTCCCCGCACGTCTCGAAGGCACGCCGCGCGGATTCACCGCCGTGATTACCGCAGAGACAATCGACCGGGACGGTGAGGTGCTTGTGCCGCAGGGCATGAACGCCACCGAGTTCGAGCGCAACCCGGTGCTGTTCTGGAATCACGACTACTCGCAGCCTGTCGGCAAGAGCGTCGGACTGAAGCGCCGGGATCGCGACATCGTCGGAGACTTCACGTTCGCGCAGCGGCCCGATGGCTACGTCGGCGAGTTCTTTCCGGAGGTCGCCGCCGCGCTGGTGGGACAGGGCATCGTGAACGGCGTCAGCGTCGGCTTCGTGCCGGAGGATGGCGGCGCGCGCCGCGCGACGGAGGTTGACCGCAAGAAGTACGGCGGCAACGTCTCGACCGTGTTCTCGCGGTGGAGGTTGCTTGAGGTGTCGCTCGCGCCGCTGCAAGCGAATCCGGAGGCGCTCATCACCGCAGTCCGCAAGGGCGTCATGTCGCCAGTGGCCGCAAAGAAGTGGTTTGGCATCGAAGCGCCCAAGCGCGTTGTCGTGACGGTGAACGTCCCCGCGCTCTCAACCAAGACGAAGCGCGCGCCGATTGACGTAGACAGCATCGTTCGGCGCGAGATCGCCCGAGCGAAGGGCGCGATCTACCTGCCGCCCGGTTGATCCTACGGCGAGTGCCTGAAAGACGACCTTGGGAAGAAGGCGACCGCGCAAGACGGAGTTTTCACATGAAGACCATGAACATCAGCGACTTCTCGGCAGTGCTTGAGAAGGCCGCGAAGCAGAAGGGCGAGGCTGGCGTCATCGCTCAGAAGTCGCTCGTCCTTGAGAACTACA